TCTGGCCGATGCTGAAATCAATGCTGATTGCCGGCCACCGGATGACCATCGAGATCAAGCAGAGCAAGCGAAGCGTGGAACAGAACGCGATGTTTCACAGCATGATCGACAAAATAGCCAAGCAAATGGCCACGGCAGGCAGCACCTGGACAGCAGATGATTGGAAAAGATTGCTGATTGACCAGTGGGCGCACGACACAAACCGCAAGATCGGCAAGGTCTGTCCGAGTTTGGACGGGGAGCGAATTGTCCAGCTTGGCCTGCAAAGCCACAAGTTCACCACCAGCGAGAGCAGCGAGTTCATCGAATTCTTGCTTGCCTGGTCAGCAGACAAGGGCATTGATGTTTCCTAAACACGCCTATGTGCGCGACAAAGCCCTGCTGAAACGGGTGGCGCAACTGGATTGCCAGCACTGCGGCAGCGGGGAAATGGTGCAGGCAGCGCATAGCAATTGGGGCGGCGGAAAGGGACGGGGCATCAAAGCAGATGACAACCTGGTAGCCGCGCTATGCCAAACGTGTCATTGGGAAGTTGACCAGGGCCACACATTGACCAAAGAGGAGCGACAAGCAATGTGGCAAACGGCATATGAAAAGACAAAAGAAGTGTTATATTGATGATATTCTTGGCTAGTCCCCGTTTTTTGGACACTTATGAACATTGACGACATTGCAGAGTTCATTGCCCAGCTGTTCCACAGCAGCACGGTGACGCATCTACTCCACTTGAGTACCGACAGCTACAGCAAGCACAAGGCGCTAGGCAAGTATTACCCGCAGATCGTTGAACTGACCGACAAGTTTGCTGAAAACTTCCAGGGCAAGTACGAGAAGATTAAAAAATACCCGGAAGAATTCCACAGCGCGACTGACCCAATTGCTTATCTGCAAGGCATCCAGGCGTTTGTAACCGAGGCACGAGTGTCATTGCCAGAAGACACAGAATTGCAAAACATTGTTGATGAAATCGCAGAACTCATTAACAGTACCCTGTACCGCCTGCGCTTTTTGGAGTAAACATGGATAGCAAAATGGAAAAGATGGAGCCAAAAGCTGAAAAAGCACCAATGCAGCCAATGGCCCAGCCCATGATGAAGGCCAAAGCGCCTGCGCCAATGAACTACAGCGGCGGCAAATCCAACGGCGGCAGCTGCTACGACCACGGACGCAAGAGCAGCCAATGAATTGTGGATCTTGCAGGATGTTCCAAGACCAGCCCATCATGGGCGTCTGCCGGTTATATCCACAAACGCAAAACAAACAAAGAACTGATTGGTGCGGTCAATTTGCTGCAATTGAAGACAGAAAAGTTGTAGAAGTGCCTGTTTACGACATAATGACCGACACCATCAAACCGCAAGTTGTTGCCCGAATCAAACGAAAGTACGAGCGTAAAAATGTTCAAACCTCTGCGTGACCGTGTTGTTGTCAAACCCCAGGTGAGGCTGTTGAGCGACCTGATTTATGTAGACAACAAGGAACCCTTCAACGAAGGCACTATTGTGGCTGTAGGCCCACTGGTGACGGATGTGGCAGTTGGTGACTTCATTAAGTACGGCAACGGCGACTATCTCAACTGGCCCACCCAGACGGAAGATGGGCAGGATTACCAAATCATTCAAGAAGCTGACATTTGTGCAGTAGTGGAGTATGAAGATGGCGAATAAACCAGGGCTATATGCCAACATTCACGCTAAGCAAGAGCGAATTGAGCGCCAAAAAGATGCTGGCAAGACACCAGAGCGCATGAGGTCACCAGGCGCCAAGGGCGCACCTACTGCCGCGGCGTTCAAGGCCAGTGCCAAAACCGCTAAGAAATAATGGCAAAGCACGACAAACCTATTGCCCACACCACGACAGGTAAGGGTAAGAACTACAACCCCGTAGAAAAAGGGGCTGGTATGACTGCGGCTGGCCGTGCAGCTTACAACGCAGCAAACAACTCAAATCTAAAACCACCAGCCCCAAACCCCAAGACCAAAGCAGACGCAGGCCGTAAAGCCAGCTTTTGTGCGCGAATGGAAGGGGTGGTTCAAAACGCCAAAGGCCCAGCAGAACGGGCAAAGGCATCCCTCAAAAACTGGAACTGTTAAAAAGGAAACATCATGTCAAACTCAGTAGCTACCGGCGTTGCTTACTCCGACCCTGAATTTACAACCTGCTACGCAAGCCAAGAATTTGGCTATAGCGCAGCGGCTCAAACTGCCGTAACGCAAGCGACAAGCAAGTCTACCGGCGTGACTGCAAACACCAGTGCCGGTCAGATTACGATGAACAACGCAGCTTTGGCTGGAGCCACTGCCGTTTCGTTTGTTCTGACCAACAGCACGATTAGCGCCAAGGACACAATGATTGTGAACGTCGGAAGCAATACCACTGGTAGTGCCGCTGGTGCGTATGTTGTTTATGTGTCTTACATGGTTGCTGGTTCTGCTTTGATTACGCTGCGAAACCTGACTGCTGCTACTTCATACTCTGAGGCAGTAGTGCTCAACTTTTCAATCATTCACAACGTTTAATGTTCCCCGGCCAAAACCTAATCAGCCAGATGCTTCCTGCTAGCAGGGATATTCGCTTGTTTCAGCAACAGCAGCAGCAGATGGGTGGCGGCGGTTATCAGGGCGTCAGTTCAAATCCTGGTTGGGATGCGTTGTCCAATGAGGAAAAAGCCTCTTTTTACGAGCAAAACCCAACAATGGCAGGCATTACCCAATTAGGTCAAAAAGCCTTTGGGTTGAGCAGTTACGGGATGTTGCAAAACGCTTTACAACCTGCATTCGTAAGCGAACAGAAAGCAGTTGCTCAAGGCCCAATGGCGTACTCAGGGTTTAGGAACTTTGGCAAAGAAAGCAGTTTACCCAGCGGCGGCATAGTTAGTCCAGGTATGTCTGGCGTTTCAACGGATACGGGATTACAAAGCCAATTTAATACAGGTCAAACAGGCTTGTACGGCGATGCAGCTGCTGGCATGGGTACTTTTGGCGATTCTGCTGTTGGTTTTGGTGGCGGTTTTGGCGGTAACGTTGGCACTGGCGAGAGTGGCGGCAGCCCTGCTGATGCTGCTGATATGGGCTATTCCCACGGTGGCAAGGTAAAGCTGAAAGATTTGATCCAACCAGGCCCAGGCAAGGACGATGGCTACGGTGGCCTGAAAGATGGCGAGTACGTCATTAATAAGGCCGCGGTTAAGCGTTACGGCATCAAGATGCTGGAAAACATCAACCAGCGCAAAGTATCAAAGAAACAAGTAAGCAATTTCTTCAAGAATCATGGCTGACAACCGCCTGAGTACGTTTTTGCCTAACCGCAGCGTTATGGGCGCAAAAATGTTGCAACGCCCAGCACAGCCATCCTTGCGCGAACACTTGCGCGAACAATACCCCGAGGTCTATGGTGGTCTGGGTGGGCTGATGGGCATGGCACCAGACGAGATGGGCGGCAGCGTGTTAGACCCAAACACCGCCCGAGTCAGGCAAGGCGCTCAGATTGGGTTTCCAGTGGGCACTGCGTTACAAATGTTGCCCTTCTTTGGCCCTGCCAAAACAGGCGCTATGGCTGTAGGACGAGCTGGTGAACGTTTTGCAGAACGTGCTGTACCTCAGATCATGGAGCGTGGCGGTATGGGCGCTGAGATGCTGCAAGGCATGAGCAGAGGTGCTGAAAGTTATGCGTTACCGCCTGCTGGCCGCAGCGGGTTTGGCGCTTTTGATCCAAGATACGATCCGCGGGTAAAAGAGCAGGCTAGGATGCAGGCCATGACTCGGGATGTTCAATTAAATCCTGGTGCAGCAAATGCGCCTACGGTTTCGTTAGCCGAATTTGAAGGCAGGCCATTTATTACAAGCATGGCTGATCGCACGGCAGCTGGTGGCAAATTGGTAGGAGTTGACAATGTACAGTTCAACAGGCCAGTAGAGTTGCTTGGTGGACAGGACTATATGTTTAACAATCCTGGTCAAGTTTGGGCATCTGGCAAGCAACCAGCAAAAGCGTTGATGAAATACGCTGATGAAATTAAGGCTGCAACAGGGCAAGACCCGTTGTATTTGCCATATCGCATGGCTCCCACTGGTGGTGATTTTGCCCAAATGACAGGCGAAACCATGTTGGCTTATGCTGATGCGTCTATGGGCAAGATGCAAAAAAAGCAATTAGACAAAATGATAAAGCAATACATCCCTGATTGGGCGGGTGTATCTAATCCCGCAAGCGTTGATCAATTTAGGCAAATGCCAGATTTGACCCGTAAAGCCATCAAAGACAAGATGGACAAGAAATTTCGTGATGAAGGCGGTTTAAATATTGGAAGCGCACGGTTAGCAATATCAGACCCAGCACAGTTAGAAGCCCGTCAAGGTGGCATTATGAATGTCGGTGAGATATATGCTGGTAAGCCAATCATCACAGAATCTGGTCATCCTGCTTACCCAAGTGGCGTACCAGGCCGAGGCATTGGAACTGTAAGCAAAGACACCAGCATCTTTGAAATGCTGCCTGAGTACGCCAAAGCACGGAACATTGCTGACCCAAGGATGCCTAGTGACGCCGATATGAGATCAATCTCAATGAAGCCCTACGCTGGCGTGATTACCGAAAAAATGCTTAGACAGCTTGGCTACTGAACAAAAATTCAGGTTTAAAATTGTTTGCCAACTTTGCCCCATATCGCTCAAGCAGGAATGCTTTAACCGACTCTTGCGTAACAGACTCAACGCCAGTGACAACGCACCGCATCTCATGCAAGGTAAGCGCCTCAAGCATCTTGGCTGGAATTTTTACGTCTGTGTTGACGATTGGCGATAGTGTCATTTCCACATTGTATAGTTTAGCCAGCTAAACGTCAACAACAATCAAAGAGCAGCAAGTGCAATCACATTTCCCCTATATAAAATGATTGAGCATGAAGTCACCTCTGAAAAGCAACGCCTGGTTGAAAGCACCAGTGGGTTAGGCTTGCCCCATGAGCAGATAGCTATATTGGTTGGGATAGACGATAAGACGCTGAGAAAGTATTACCGCACTGAGTTAGACCTGGGCAAAGCCAAAGCAAATGGGCAGATAGCCCGGACACTGTTTGACAAGGCAACCAGCGGCGACACCACGGCACTGATCTGGTGGACAAAGACCCAGCTGCGGTGGGCCGAGACTGTCAAGCAAGAAATAACCGGAAAAGACGGTGAAGCGCTCCAGGGCATCCAGGTAACCTTTGTTAAGCCGAATGACTGACGTCAAAGCAGAGTTCCCTCTCAAGCTGCAAAGCCTGTTCCAGCGCAGCCGTTACAAGGTTTGCTACGGCGGCAGGGGCGGTGCTAAGTCTTGGGGGATAGCTAGGGCATTGTTAATCAAAGGGGCCAAGGAGCCAATTCGCATACTGTGCGCCCGTGAGTACCAGACCAGCATCAAAGACAGCGTACACAAGCTTCTGTGCGACCAGATCGAGGCTTTGAACCTACATTCTTTCTACGAGATCACCCAGGCCAACATCAAAGGCGCAAACGGCACTGAGTTCGCATTCGCTGGTCTGAAGAACAACATCAGCAACATAAAAAGTTTTGAAGGAGTTGATATTTGTTGGGTTGAGGAGGGAAGCACGGTCAGCCGCCTGTCTTGGAACGTGTTGATTCCAACCATCCGCAAAGAGAAAAGCGAGATATGGGTCAGCTTTAATCCTGAACTGGAAACAGACGAGACTTACCAGCGTTTTGTGGTTAAGCCGCCTGATGACTGCATCCAGATTAAGGTGAACTGGTCAGACAACCCTTGGTTTCCCGAGACACTGCGGCTGGAAAAGGATTCGCTCAAGCAAAGGGATGAGGAATCGTATAACCAGGTTTGGGAAGGTTTATGCCGCCAAACAGTAGACGGGGCTATCTTTGCCAAGGAAATGCAGCAGGCCGAGAAAGATGGACGCATCTGCCGAGTGCCATTTGACGCCACAAAGCCTGTACACGCTGTTTTTGACTTGGGTTGGTCTGATAGCACTGCCATCTGGTTCTTGCAGTTTGTAGGCATGGAAACAAGGCTTATCCGCTACATTGAGGACAGCCAAAAGACCATCAGCTATTATTTGGCAACCATGCAAACGTATGGTTACCACTACGACAAGGTATGGCTACCGCACGATGCCGAGAACAAGACACTAGCAGCATCTGGCCGCAGCATTGACGATATTGTCCGGGCGGCAGGGTACAAAACAGAGATATTGCCAAGGGTTCCCGTAGTGGACAGCATTAACGCAGCCAGAACAATATTCCCTAACTGCTACTTTGACCGAGAACACGCAGCTGATGGATTAGCCTGTTTACGGCACTACCGTTACGAAGTAGACCCAGACACCGGACAATTCAGCCGCAACCCCTTGCACGACCATTACAGCCACGGCGCTGATGCCTTTAGATACATTGGGCTTATGATTCGGGAACCGCACAAGCGCAAACCAAAAGCCATTGCCGAGGCCGCAGGCAGCTGGATGAATTGAGGATTGACCATGAATGACCCACGCATTGACGAAGCCATTAAGTTTTGGCAGCTGGTGAACGACAGCGACAGCACCAACCGCAGCGAAGCCCTGCAAGACATACGGTTTGCCGCGGGTGATCAATGGCCGGTAGAGATCCAAAACAGCAGAAATCTTGAAGCGAGGCCGTGCCTGACCATCAACAAAATTGATGCTTATGTGCGCCAGGTGACCAACCAGCAACGCCAGCAGCGTCCCCGCATCAAAGTGCATCCTGTAAACAACCTAGCAGACTACAAGATTGCCCAAGTGCTAGAAGGCATTACCCGTCACATTGAGGTCAACAGCAACGCCGACACCGCCTATGACACCGCATTTGACTATGCAGTGCGTATGGGCTGGGGTTACTGGCGCATCAACACCAAGTACATCAGTGAGGATTCGTTTGACCAAGAAATCTACATTGATGCTATCGACAACCCGTTTACCGTTTATTTTGACCCTAATAGCGTCAGACCAGATGGGTCAGATGCCGAACGCTGCCTAGTGACCACGCTGCTGAGCAAGACCATTTTTAAGGAAATGTATCCCAATGCCGATGACGGGGCCAACTTCACGCACCGCAGCACGGGTGACAATTCCGCAAGCTGGGTGACCAAAGAGGATATTCGGATTGCTGAATTCTTCTACGTCACCAGGGAAAAGGCCAAGCTGTACTTGTTGAGTGATGGCAGCAGCGGGTTTGCAGACTCTGACCGATTCCTTGAGCGTGTAGCAGCTGCAGGATTGACGGTGGTGGACACCCGTGAAAGTTTCCGCAGGGCCGTAAAGTGGTGCAAGATGACTGCGCTCGAGATTCTTGAGGAAAAGACCTGGGATGGCAAATACATTCCCATCGTGCCCTGTTACGGTGCCCAGGTTATTGTGGACGACAAACGCAAGAAATATGGCCTGGTGCGGTTTGCCAAAGACCCCCAGCGGATGTACAACTTCTGGCGTACCAGCATGACCGAGAGCATTGCACTGGCGCCCAAGGCCAAGTGGCTGCTTGCTGAAGGCCAGGACGAAGGCCATGAGAACGAATGGGCGCTGGCAAACATTAAGAGCAGCCCTGTGCTGCGTTACAAGCAGAAAGACATAGAAGGCCAGCCTGCGCCCGTTCCAGTGCGCCTACAGCCCGAAGCGCCCCCTGCAGGCATCATGGACGCAGCCAGTGCCATCAACATGGATTTGCAGATGGTATTGGGTATTCTTGACCCCAACCAGCTGCCAAGCGGCAACATCAGCGGCAAAGCGCTTCAGGGCCAGCAGAGCCAGACTGATCTGAGCAACTTCCACTTTTACGACAACCTGACGCGCAGCATCAAGCATACGGGCAAGATTCTGCTGGATTTGATACCCAAGATTTACGATACCCAGCGGGTGATGCGGATTATTGGCAGCGATGGACAGCCAGATATGACCACCATCAATGAGCAAACCGCGGTGGGCGAAGTGCTGAACGATGTGACGGTTGGCGAGTATGACGTTGTGATGGACACTGGGCCAGGGTTCCAAAGCAAGCGCCAGCAAGCTGTTGAGGCCATGATGCCACTGCTAACAGGCAACAAAGAACTGTTTGACCTAGCTGGTGACCTGGTGTTTAGGAATATGGACTTTCCAGGCGCAGATGTTATTGCTGACAGGCTGGCGGCTAAAAACCCGATGGCGCAGATTGACGAGAAATCAGATATACCGCCCCAGGTGCAAATGCAATTGGCGCAGCAACAGCAACAACTCCAGCAAATGCAGCAGCAATTGCAAGCCGCCCAGCTGGAGATCAATAACCGTATGCAAGTGGCGCAACTTAAAGACGAAGGCGAAACTAAGCGCAAGCTGATGGATGTGACTGCACGGGCGCATAACACCGAAACAATCGCAGAGGCTCGCGTTAACAATGAGAACATTCGTCGGGTTACCACGCAAAACCGCACTGAGATTGAGGCACTGGTCAAAATGTTAATTGCCAGAATGCCGCCTGACCAGCTGCTAATGGAGATTGAAAAGATGAACCAAGAGCAGGCCGCATACGCTCAATTTGGCATCCAGGACATAAGCGAAGGAGCAAATCCGCTAATCCAACCCATGCAATAGTTGCATAACCATTTGTTTTTGGGTAATAATGCCCCAACCCGACCCGTGGGTAGTAACGGGGCAAATCCTTGGAGTAATCCATGTCTGAAGAAGTAAGTGCAGTACAGAAAAGACTAGAAGCCAGTACGGTGACTAGCGAAAATTTAGCTGAATTCCAAGCTGAAAAGCTAGGTTTAGCTGACAAACCGCCACGCGAGGCTATTGAAACAATAGAGCCGCTGGACGATGATAGTCAGAGTGAACCAGCCAGTGACGAGCAGCAAACAACAGAGGAAAAAAGGCGACCTAAGATTGAGCGACGGTTTGAGGCGGTAACCAAGGCGCGTGATGAAGCAAAGCAAGAAGCAATGCGGGAGCGCGAAGCCAGGGTAAGCCTTGAACAACGGTTAGCGGAAATGGAACGGAAACAAGCCCCCAAGGGCGAAGCCGAACCAGACCCAAGCCAGTTTACCGATATGTTTGAATATGCCAAGGCATTGACAGACTACAAGGTTGACCAGCGATTAGGGGAAGAACGACAGAAGGCAGTACAGGCCAAGGTGCAAGCCGAGAAAGAGCAGGTATTAAATACTTGGTCAGAACGGGTTAACCAGGCCAAAGCAGCAATGCCAGATTTTGAGCGAGTGGTGAAAAGCGCAGACATGACAGTAGTCAATGAAGTGCGTGATGCCATATTCGAGTCAGATGTTGGGCCGCAGCTGCTGTATCACCTTGCTGACAATCCCGAATTCGTTGAAAAGCTGCAAGGGATGACGCCAGCCGCACAGTTGCGACAAATTGGGAAGTTAGAGGCTATGTTTGAGAAACAAGACTCAAAGCCTGTTGTCCAGAGAAGTAGAGCAAGCGCACCGATTACCCCTATTCGGTCAGCCGCCAACGGGCGTGATGTTGCATTGACTGCTGATGGGCAGTTTCATGGCAGCTACCAAGCCTGGAAAGCAGGTAGACTTAATGGGCAAATTCGATAACCATTTTTTTAGGATTTATCATGGCAAATAATTTGCTTACCATCAGCATGATCACCAACGAAGCGTTGATGGTTTTAGAAAACGAGCTCACATTTACCTCGCAGGTGGAACGTAACTATGACGATCAATTCGCTGTAACCGGCGCAAAGATTGGCGCAACATTAAACGTCCGTCGCCCTGGCCGTTTTGTTGGCACTTCTGGCCCAGCGTTGAACGTGGAAGACTTCAACGAGACGTCTGTACCAGTAACTTTGTCAACGCAGTTCCACGTTGATACCCAGTTCACCACGCAGGATCTGGCGCTGTCTCTTGACCGCTTCAGTGATCGAGTGCTAAAACCCGCGGTTGCTGCTATTGCCAACAAGATTGACCGTGATGGTCTGGTGATGGCTAAAAACGCCACTGCCAACATTGTCGGTACTGCTGGCACTGTCCCCACCAGCTTGCTGACCTACCTCACGGCAGGCGCATACCTGGACTCCGAGGGCGCACCACGCGATGGCCGCAGGGCTTGCATTGTTGAACCGTTTACCGGCGCAACGATTGTGGACTCGCTCAAAGGTCTGTTTGTGCCTTCCAACACCATTGCCAAGCAATACGAGCGCGGCATGATGGGCAAGGACTCGGCAGGCATGATGTGGAAGATGGATCAGAACGTTGTTAGCCAAACTTTTGGCTCCTACGCTACTGCTACCCTGGCTTGCGCTACTACCACGGCAACCGGCTTTCTGACCAGCGGCTGGGCATCAACGTCCACCATTGCTCTGACTGCTACCACTGCTACGGCTGGCCTCAAGCAAGGCGACACCATTACCATTGCAAACATCTTTGCAGCCAACCCACAAAATCGCGCAGCTTACGGCTCCAACCGTCTGCGTAGTTTTGTTGTCCAGGCTGATGTGACGGTTGCAACCTCTGGCACGACTTCTGTGATCGTCAGCCCTGCTGTGATTACTGCTGGTCAATTCCAGAATGTGGTGGTCAACAGCACTAGCGCTACCGCAGTTGTGACCCCGTTCAACAACACTGGCGTTGTTTCTCCGCAAAATATTGTGATGCACAAAAATGCCTTCACTATGGCCTGCGCTGATCTGGAACTGCCTGATGGCGTTCACTTTGCTGGCCGTGCAGCTGATAAGGAACTGGGCCTGTCCATGCGTGTTGTGCGTCAGTACACTATCAACAATGACTCTATCCCAACTCGCGTAGACGTTCTCTACGGTTGGGCGCCGCTGTACCCCGAGCTTGCTTGCCGGGTTGCCGCTTAACACCTACCACTAAGGAGTAACTATCATGGCAAATCCAGGCGCAGCAACAACCACTACCGTCCATCCGCAAACTCTGTCGAGTAACCAGGCCATCCGCTTGATTGCTTACGCAACGGGCGTTTCTATCAATGCCACAGGCGATGCAGCAATTACTTTGCCGGTCATCAACACCACCAGCTACAACATCACCAATGTCATTATTACTAATGCCAACAAAGATGTGTCTGGTGGTGCTTTGGCAATCTGGACGCAACCAGCTGGTGCGGGTACTGAAATCGTGACTAACGCATCGTTGACGAGCAATACCAGTTCAGCTTACGTCACCAAATCCACGGTGGTAGCGGCTACTGGCACGGCTAACCTTTCAGCCCAGGTGTTCTACGTCCGGGTTGGAACTGCTGTTTCTGGCGGCACGATTGACGTTTTTGTCTACGGTACTGATTTCACAGCGTTCTAAACTGTCGGTTTTCAGTAAAATAAAAGGGGACTGTTCGCAAGGGCGGTTCCCTTTTTCACTCAAAAATCATGGCTACAACATCCCTATCCCCCACGCCCAAGCTGCAATTCTTTGATCTGAACGGCGCACCGTTGTCGGGTGGGTTGCTGTACACCTACGCTGCTGGCACAACCACTCCACTAGCCACCTACACCGACAGCACCGGCAACATTGCCAACACTAACCCCATCGTCCTGGACAGCCGTGGCGAGGCTAATGTGTGGCTTAGTGGGGCTATCTATAAGTTTGCTCTTTACACCAGCGTTAGCGTGTTGATCTGGACAGTAGACAACATTTCAACCAATGGCAGCAATCTGTCGGTTACTGAACATACTGGTGACGGGGCAACGACTGCCTTTGCGGTTTCAGATGGGTTTACTGCTATCTACATCAACGGCGTGTACCAGAACCGCAACACCTACACCACAACCAGCGGCACGGTGACGTTTAGCCAAGCACCGCCCTACACATCCATTATTGAAGTTGTTTACAACTAGGAATCGCCATGTTAAAAGTAGCAAATTCAGTCATCAACGCCAGCCAAATTGCAACGCCAATCACATTTGCTGGTGACGTTACCCTGTCCACAGGCAACCTAATCATCGGCACATCTGGCAAAGGCATCGACTTTTCTGCTACATCACATCCTGCTGGGATGACCAGCGAGTTGTTGGCTGACTATGAAGAAGGCACTTGGACGCCAGTTGTTGCAGATGCTTCAAGCGGTGGAAATACCGGAACATTTTCCGGAAGTGGAAATTATACAAAAGTTGGTAGGCAAGTTACAGTCAGAATGTATTTAAGCTACATAAACACAACTGGAATGACTGGTGCTAATACGCTGTTTATTCGTGGTTTGCCTTATGCCGCAGCTTCATCTGCACAGGGTAGTTTTTACACTTACCGAGTTGCACGAGATGCAGCAACAGTAAGTTCATGTGCCCATATTGGTGATCCTGCAAGTTTCTTCAATTTTGCTTTGTTTACAATTCTTAGCGCAACCGCAGACAAAAGAATTCTTGTTTCAGATATTGTTTCGGGTACTAGCGAAATTCAAACGACCCTTACTTATTTTGCGTAAGGATTAAATATGTCGCTCACAAAAGTTTCCTATTCAATGATTGAAGGCGATGTAATCAATGCCTTTGATTACATGACACCTGCTGAGATTGCTGATGTTACTAGCAACACTGCAAGTCTTAATGTTGCAACTGCTGTTCAAGCAGCCATTACTGATGCAACTGCCGCCAAAAAGATTTTGCGATTGCCAGCAGGTACTTATCGACTAGAAGCTACGTTGACCATTTCAGGCAACAACTGGTTAATTGGTGATGGCAAAGACGGTACAAAACTAGAATGCCAACATGGTGGCAGTTGTATTATTGCAAGCGCATGGGGTGGCCGAATTGCCGCACTTAGCATCTACACCTATGAGATAGGTTCTAACGCCATCCAAGCGGGTAACAATTCACGCAACTGCTGTATTGATGCGGTGTATCTTGATGCTACTGCTATTGGCGCAACAACCCTTGGCGCTGGCATTTACTTGTACGAACCTGATGGTTTTTCTGGTGGCATCACAATTTCTAACAGCTACGCCATTCAGTTTAAGTATGGTATTTTAATGGATGGCGTAAACATCAACACCGCCACTTGGACAACGGTTTCAATTTACAACTTTTGGGCTGTTGGCATTTTGTCAAGCGGAATCCCGCGTGTTGGTACTTATGGCATTTACATGAGTGCTCTTACCAACGGCATCGGGACTTGTATGTATGGCGGTACGCTTGAGCAGTTTGAGTACGCTATCTATGTTGCCGATGGCTCATATGGCGGTGTGTTTGAAACCGACATGGAAGGCAACACCAATGAATACTACATTGGAAACAATTTTCAAGGTCACATCACTTCAGCATTTGGCGTCCCAAGCATTTCCCGCACCAGCAACACACCAACGCAAATTTGGGATTATTACGAGCTTATAGGTGGTTTTGGCCCCAAGCAAGAAAATTACTATGCACCTTCTTGGCTTGTTTCTACTGGAAGCGGTGAAGCTACAAAAATAAATTATTACCGCAATAGCGTAAGTGTAATTGACGGTGGCGCTCTTGACGCAAACGCAACCAAATTTGCATTCGGCATGGGGCAATCTGGAGTGTTTGGTTCAGCAGTTCATCCAAGTACCCACTATGTCCAAGTTAGCAATTCAAAATTGCATTGGGGCAACGATATACCTTCTGCCAGAACAGGAGCTCAACTTGTGGCTTGGATTCAAGGTGATATCTGCTACAACTTATCAGCAACAGTTGGTCAGCCTATTGGTTGGATGTGTACAGTGGCAGGGACACCCGGCACTTGGGTTGCAATGGCTAATCTCTAAAGGAATCAATCATGGCTTTGAAAAAAATCGAACCTACTCAATTTGGTTTTGATGTGCCGAACGCATATCAACGTGTTGAAAATATAAAACTCAGAAAAACCTCAATGCAATTTCAACTTTGCATTTACTCTGATGTAACCAAAACTGCGTTTAGTCATAAGAACTACGCTTGTGCTTACAACATGGCTGGAGCAAACCCAATCGCCCAAGCCTACGCCCATTTGAAAACCCTGCCAGAATTTGCTGGCGCAACTGATTGTTAAACCAAAGCCCAAGTGGATTCTTGGGTCATACTAGGAGAGCATCATGCTTGAGAAAATTGAAATCGTTGACCGTATTGAAGTGATCGAAAACGGCTCGGTGCAAGTACGCACCAAAACCGCCATCATGGAAGATGGCAAACAGATCAGCGGCTCATTCCACCGTCATGTTGTTGCCCCTGGCGATGACTACAGCGCCGAGGATGCCCGTGTGCAAGCCATTTGCAAAGCAACGCATACTGCGGCTGTGGTGGCGGCTTACAAGGCGGCACAAGCTGCTGCTACGCCATAATTAGGCACGAGCCGCTGAACAACCTTGAAAGACAAAAATGACTCAAGAAGCCTTCCAACCACTTGGCCTGACAGTTAACTTTACGGGCGCAACCAGTGCCCCAACAGCTGTACAACCTGGCCCATCCAATGTGGTCAACACCAACTATCGGTTTGTCAATGTGGGTGCGGTGACTGTGTTTCTTGGAACGGGCACATCATCAGCGCTTGCTGTAACAGAAGCATCTGTGACCACGGGAATCCCACTGGTGGCTGGCGCTGTTGAAATAATGAGTTTTCCTGCGGGAACATTCTTCACAGGCATCACAGCATCCAGCACCGCGGTGGTCTACGTTACGCAGGGCCAAGGGCTGTGACAACCCCCCAGGACATCATCAACCGGGCGCTAAAAGACGTTGGCGCTCTAGCTGCGGGAGAAACCCCAGCGGCAGCAGATTCGGCAGATGCGTTCGATATGCTGAACGATATGTGCGCCCAGTGGTCAAACGAAAACATGATGGTCTTCTATAAGACTGAAATCATTTTTCCAACGGTTCCCAACCAGGTGCAATACACCATAGGGCCAGGTGGTCAGGTAGGTGCATCGTTTACAGGCTCAATTGCTGCCACCACGTTGACGGTCACTGCCATCACCTCGGGCGCAATTGCCATTGGGCAAACCTTGTCAGGCACTGGCATCACTGCTGGCACCACCATTGTGGGCTTTACAACGGGCGCAGGCGGCAATGTCAACGAGGCAGGCACCTACACCGTCAGCATCAACCAAACAGTGCCCAGCACCACGATTGCAGCCTACTACGAGCGTCCCCTAACGATTGAGAGTGCTTTTGTGCGGATTGCTACGATGCAGGGCGGCAGTCCAATTGCTGGCGGTTACCTGGACTATCCCGTTGCCATCTTGGGCGCAGAGGAATACCAGAGCATTGGCATCAAGCAGCTGAGTGGGCCGTGGGCCAAGGCCATTTACTACCAACCAAGCGAAGTGCTGGGGACATTGTTTGTCTATCCCAACCCCAGCCAAGGCGAGTTGCATCTGTTTACTCAGACCATCTTTAGGCAGTTCAACGGGTACGCCGACTCTATCCAGCTGCCCCAGGGCTACAACAATGCGCTGCGGTGGTGCCTGGCAGAACGGTTGATGCCCATGTATGGCAAGACCAACCAGACAACCATTGCCATGATTAACGCATTTGCTGCCCAAGCCAAGGCCACAATCAAACGCACCAATATGCGTCCCCCCCAAGTTTCGCGTTATCCTGATGCCCTGATGGTTGGCAAAGCCAAAGACGCCGGGTTTATCATGGATGGCGGTTTCCGTTAACAAGGATTAAACATGACTACCGTTGCCATCTCCGGTCTGCCCGTTGCTACTGTCATCAACGCTGCCGACATTGTTCCGTTTGTCCAGGCTGGCACAACCAAAAGCATCAGCAAGACCTTGCTGTTCACCAGCCCCACAATGGTGACGCCTGCGTTGGGGACGGTTGCCAGTGGCGTCATTTCGGCCTGCACATCGACCAGCATGGTTATGGTGACGCCGGTACTTGGCGCAGCCACTGGCACTAGCTTGGCGGCAACTGGTGCAGTCACATCATCTGGCACGGCAGGCGTGGGCTACGCAACAGGCGCAGGCGGTACTGTTACCCAAGCAACAAGCCGCACCACAGGCGTGACGCTGAACAAAACCACAGGCGCAATCACCATGTTTAGCGCAGCAGGAACAACGACTGCGGCAACTTTTACTGTGACCAACAGCACCGTGGCGGCAACCGATGTGATCATCCTCAATCAAAAGTCAGGAACAGATCTGTACGACCTGATGGTTACGGCAGTGGCGGCAGGAAGTTTTAACCTGACATTCCGCACAACTGGCGGCACTACCACTGAAACTCCGGTCTTCAACTTTGCAGTGATTAAAGCTGTAGCAGCTTGATATGCCAGATTTTGGTTTTGTTGGGACTTCATACGAAGCCCCTTCCATTTATCAAGATGCTCAAGAGTGCATCAATTTCTATGCGGAGATTGACCCTCAGAAACAGGCTGGTGAACGGGGCGTTGTAGCGCTGTACCCAACCCCTGGCCTAACTCTACAAACCCAGTTGGCCGTAGCAGAAGTTCGTGGGCTGCATACCCTGTCAGGCGAGACAATCCTAATTGCAGTTTCAGGCGCAAGTGTTTACTCGGTCAATACCAGCATGGTGGCAACCTTGATTGGTACGCTGTCCAGCACCACTGGCCCAGTGTCCATCAGCGACAACATCACAACCAACAACGGGCTGACAGCCTATATTGTTGATGGCGGTAACCGCTACACCTGGATTGCATCCACAAACACTTTTGCAGTGTTGCCAAGCACTGATGGCCCGTGGCAAGGCGCAAACGTCACAGATCAGGTTGATAATTATTTCCTCTACAACGAGCCAGGAACGCAAAACTTTGCTTGTAGTGACCTTGGCCTTGCTACGTCATCTTTGGCGCTGTACGGCACGGTTGATGGCTCCAGTGACCTGTTGGTTACCTTTATTGTTGACCGCAGGCAGGTTTACCTGCTGGGTGAACGCACCACAGAGGTTTGGACTGACATTGGCAACGTGATTGCTGGCATCACCACCTTCCCGTTTCAACGAATTCAAGGCACGAGCAGCCAAAGCGGTATTGCTGCAAGGTTTTCGTTGGCGCGGTTTGGCAATAGCTTTGTTTGCGTAGCTAGGGATACGGTGGGCAATGGCACGATTGAGATGATGGAGGGCTACACCTGGATGCGGATATCTACCCATGCAGTTGAGCAGAGCCTGATCAACCAATACATTGGTGATGCAATTGCCTATACCTATCAGATTGAAGGCCACGAGATGTACGTTGTTACATTTCCGACTGTCAATTTGACATGGGTTTATGACCTGTCCACTAAAAGCTGGCACAAATGGCTAGCGTTTTCAAATGGCGTTTACAGTCGGCATCGGTCAAACTGCGGCGCGTTTTTTGCCAATCGGTATATTGTTGGTGACTATCAAAACGGCAAGCTGTACAGCATTGAAAATGCTGTTTACACAGAAGATGGCGCAACAATTCGCAGGCTACGTCGAGCGCCTCACTTGGTGGCTGACTTCCAGCGTCAATACTTTGATGAACTACAAATTCAATTCCAACCAGGTGTTGGGCTTGGCGTCACACCAGAGCAAACTGCTGATGGCATTGTCACCGAATTGGCAAACGTTCCACCAGCTGGCCCAAGCTACCAACTGATTGCAGAGTTTGATTGGCAGTACCTAGCAACAGAAAGCGGCGATGAAATCACCACTGAGGCTGGCGATGGTTTTGAATCGTTGGTGACGTTTGCCTACTCTGGGCCTGATACAGCTGGCGCCGAGATTGTCACTGAGCAATACCCAGCTACGCCTGGTTACGATCCACAAGCCATGCTGCGCTGGTCATCTGATGGTGGCAGCACCTGGTCAAGTGAGCATTGGACATCTATTGGCAAAATGGGGCAGTACAGCAACCGTGCTATCTGGCGGCGGCTAGGATTTGGCCGTGATCGCGTGTTTGAGGTTAGCATTTCAGCGCCTGTAAAAGCCGTAATTATTTCAGCCAATTTGAAAGCTAGCGCAGGTGATAACTGATGGCAACCTCTATCCCCAACGGCAACATAAACATTCCGTTTAGCAGTTTTTTAGATCCGATAACGGGCAGGCCCAGCCAAGAGTGGTTGATGTTTTTGATGAACCCAACCTTTATCAGCGCAAATTTAAGTAGTGCATTGCCAGTTACCAGCGGAGGCACGGGGTTGACCACAATCCCAACCAACGGCAAATTGTTGATTGGTAATGGCACAGGCTATTCGCTAAACACCTTGACAGCTGGTACTGGCATCACAGTCACCAATGGTTTAGGCACAATAACCTTGGCATCCAGCGGTGTGACAAGTTTTAGCGCAGGCACAACGGGGTTTACGCCCAGCAGCCCCACAACTGGCGCGGTAGTGCTGGCAGGAACTTTAGTAATAGCCAACGGCGGCACAGGAGCCACTACAGCCGCAGCAGCTAGGGCCAACTTGGGCGCTGGCACGGTTACATCAGTAGGCGGCACTGGCACGGTCAACGGCATCACACTGACAGGCACGGTTACCACAGCAGGCAATCTGACGCTTGGCGGAACGCTGAGCGGGGTTAGCCTGACTACGCAAGTCAGTGGCATCCTGCCTATAGCCAACGGCGGGACAGGTACTTCCACTGCTGGGGTTAGCGCCACAATCGTGACTGCTAAACTGACCGCACTCGGCGCAGACGGTAGCATGACTTTTACCAATGGTTTGCTTACAGCGCAGACTCCTGCGACTTAGGTTGGTTCAATGAGCCTAGTCACACAAGTTAGCAAAGAGCAGATTGAGCGCCTGCAAAAAGAAATGGCTGTGTTGCCACAATTGGAGTTGGTGACTGAACATTCGTTTAGCCCAGGGATGTACTTGCGGAAAGTCTACCGCCCAGCTGGTACGCTGATTGTTGGCAAAGTGCATAAAGAGCCGCACTTCTTTCTTTGCGTTAAAGGTGAAATAATTGCCTGGACAGAAGGCGGGATGCGACACTTGTATGCTGGCGATGTAATTGAAAGCAAACCAGGCACTAAGCGAGTAACACTAGCGGTAACTGATGCAATTGGGATTACGATCCACTGTACCGACAAAACAAATTTAGATGAAATTGAAACTGAATTGATTGAACCAGACACGGCAGCATTGTTTGATTCATCAAATAAGTTAAAACTGAAGGAGTTAACATGACTTGGGTAGCAGCAGCAATTGGCGGTAGCGCATTATTGGGCTTTTTAGGTTCTCAAAAACAAGCCGAAGCCGCTACACAAGGTGGCCAACTTCAATATCAAGCTACGCAAGACGCAGCTAAACAGCAGCGAGAAATGTTTGACATTCTCAATGCTCAACAGCTGCCATACCGCACTGCTGGACAAGGAGCGTTGACCAGCCTGCAAGATATGCTGCCGTACTTTACTGAGAAACAAGCCCCGTACCGACCGTTTACCGCAGAGGATTTGAAAT